GCCGCTTTGACCTGCTTAGTGTTTGCCATGGAACGTGCTAGTGCTCTTGTATAACGAGAACTGAGTCTATCGTAAAGGTTGTCCTCTACCGCTTCTTCAGTAATCGCAAACGCGAGTGCTATTGTTTCATGGGTGTACCGTGCTGTGAATGATTCATTCGCGGTGTCAAACGATACTGCCGCTCCTTCTGATTTAGTTGGAGCTGTACCAAATCCAGAAAGCATGACCTCTTCTTCAAACGCTCTGTCTGAAGTTTCTTGATCAAAAATTTCTGCATGTTGGTTTTCATATCGGTCGTATTCCATTCCAAAAAGAGCATTAAGTCCTGGTTCTAACTCTTTAAGGAGCTGTGATCTTGCTATAGCCATGTCATATCCTCCTTATAGACCAGTGGTTGCAGTATGGAACGGTAAGTTCAGCTTGACGAGGAATATTACCCCTGCTGTCGTTACCGATATATCGTCAAACGAGTCTTTAATACCAACAATTCTAAAATTGTCAGTAGCAGTTGTAGCTCCCGCTGTGGCTACAGATAATTCACCTATGGAAACACCTGTTGAACCATTTTGTGAGCCAAACCCTGTACCCTCAGCGTTTGAGTGTACTAAAGCCTGTGCTGTTGCGATATTAGTTAATGAAGCATCCGCTTGTATTTCATACACTTGATGTGGATCGTCGTGTACAAAAATAGTTGCTTCTGATCCTGACTTCAATGAAGCTGTTCCTGGATAGTTGTTATCAAAAACAGGTTTTCCAGTTAGATCTACGTATTGACATCCTGCCATAACACCTAGAATCGCCACACTTCCTCCATCAGCCGCCGCCACATCTACAAGTCCGTTTGTAAGAGGTATCACCATATCGCCTTGAAATATTGCACTCGATGATCCTGCTGTCGCACTAACCTGTACTTTGTAAGCCGTCATGCCATTGGAGTTCGGTGTAGACCCTAATTTATTATGAGGACGCAATCCAAAAGGGGCATCAATATTTGTTGCCATTTTAGTCTCCTCTAATTATTGGAGCCTCCTTTGGCTCCAAAGGTTACACGTGATTGCCTTTCTGGTTTCAGAATAGGCATTGAACTATCGCTTTCCCTCATCAAATCATTATCTACAGCATCCATTTGATCGCGTGTTCGACTGCGAAAATACTCATCCCGCTGTTTCTTTGTTTCGATGGGAAACCTAGCTAGTAGAAGCCCCCCATTTGCAATCACCCCTGCATGTTTTCCGTCCATAACAGTAGGTGCTTCATAATCGGGGTACTCTTCGGCTCGAACTAATTCGAACCCTTCGCGTATGCGTGCTGAAAGGTTTTTCTTATCGTCAAATCCCATTACTGATTCACGTATCCAACGATGTATATAACCCTCAGGGGGTGGGGGTGCGTCTAGTGCAGACGGAGGTGTCCAAGGTTTATGGCGTGCAGTTTTTTCACGAGTTTGTGCAGTGCGTGGAGTTCTATCGTTCATGACTTATCCTCTACGAGTTGTTAAGACGTGCGAGTTGTTTCGCATATGCGTCGTATGGTACACCAAGTTTGTCAGCGATTGCAACCTGAGATGGTGATAATTTTATTTTTTTACTCGTTACTTTACCATTTGGTCGCGATACTGAGGCTACTGGTGCGTGATTAGATTGCACGGTTCCACCAAATTTATGTGGAAAATCTCTTTTCATGCGTGCATCCAATTCTCTGTAATAATCATCACTAGTAGGGTCATAATACTCTTTTTCTACCATTTGTTTATGATGACTAAAAGCTGTTAATGTCATGGGTTCATCTGAGCCGAACCATGCGTTTCTACTAGCCCATGCTTGTGCTTTTGGGTCGGTAGGTTGTTTTGGCTGAACCTGTGGCTTTTCTGCAACATCTTCAGTTTTTGTTTCACGTTCCTGTTTTACAGTATTGTAGTTGCGTTGATCAGCGGCGAGTTGAGCTATTTGGTTTTGTGCTTCTACCTGTGCATCCACATCGCCATTGTTTATAGCATCTGCAAGCTGTTTCTTTAAATTTGCTTCCTGACTCGTAATACGATTGCCATATTCAGTAATGTAGGACTCATCTATTTTTTCAGAACGCTGTTGTAATTTTTCGTTTTGTTGCTGTAAAGAACGAGCATATTCTGTCGCGGCTTGCTCTCTACGTTCAGCCTCTCGCATTTTATACGTAAGTTTTTCAATGCGTTTTTTAACTTTTTCGCTGTAACCCTCTAAACTATCAGGGTCTTCGCTCGTCTCCTGCTCAGCAGGTTCTTCACCTTTTGCTTCTGTTACAGCTAAATCTAATTCTTGTTGAACTTCCTCTTTGGGTTGCTCTTCTTCTACTTCAACTTCTACTTTTTCTTCTGCTTGTTGCATAGTAACCTCTATGTATTGATTATATCTTCGGGATTATCAATCGTAGCGAGTATTTCATCATCATTCAACAATCGTACTTCGCCACCATCAATTCTAAATCGTGCTCCAGCGTACCGACCGAATATTACCCAGTCTCCTTGCTTACACCATGCACGGCTATGTCCTGTCGTATAATCAAACTTGGAAGCATCTTTATACGCTAAAGGTCCTACTTTCAAAACCAACCCACAAACAGTAGCTAATGCTTCTCTGTCAACATGTTCATCTGGTAAATGCAATCCACCTTTTGTAGTTTTTTTACCTTTATAGGGCAAAATCAAAATACGCCACCCCATAGGTTCAGGCAATTTTGCTAGTGATTCTGCTTTCCAGTCTATTTTTGAGTTTTCGGGTAGCTTGTATATGGGTGTTTCAGATACAGGCTGTGTAAATGTAGCTTTTTCAGTCATATTGTACTTTCTGTTGCAGGCTGTCTATTTCCTGTTGTATGTTTGCAAGTTCTGCGAGTCTACCTCGCAACTCCTTGAGTGTAGATAAATCTTCTATTGGTCCTCGTAAAACTTGTTCCTCAATTTGATTCATCCGCTCGCGAATTATCTTACGCAGTTTTTCATGAATGTAAAGGTCGCTCATCGTATTTTTGTGACTTTTTTTGATTTTTTTGGTTTTTTACGTGCAGTTTTCGCGGCATTTACAAAATCTTGCTTGCTCGGAGCTCCTTTTTGTCCAGGCTTGCGTGGTTTTTTACCGCTTTGCTTACGCTTACGGATATTTTCGTATAAACTCATTTTGTGATTCCCTTTTGTTTCTCATATGTACGCAAACCACCGATGCCTAGCATACCCCCCAATACAGTCAATAATGTACCCATATCAAACTCTGGCAGTTCTGGTATCTCTGCACCTGCGATAGATGCTCCAAAAATGATTAAATCTTTTAAAATAAAGTGATACGCAAAAGCAATTGCACAAACCCAACCAACGGCAGGTCGCCACCCCCCTTTAAAAAACGAACCACTCGCCGCTTCAGCTTTGTTCACCTCTATTTGTGCAAGGCTGATTTCCTGAGCATGCTTATCAGCCATAGTAGCCAACTCATGTGCAAGAGCCGCTTTTTGATCTTTGTCCTCTATAAATTTATCTAATAGACCAGTAACAGGACCAACTAATGCGTTAAGTAAACTCACTTTACTTCTCCTTTATCTGCCCTCTTTGCAAGTTGATTAAATCCTATGAAAGAAGCCAAAACACCCATGTTAGACAATACCCATATTTCGGCTATACCAGACAAATGATCAATTCTTTCTATAGGTACAAGGGGCGTCATCAATACGATTATAAAAGCTGTTACTGTAAGTGCTGAAAACCAAACTAGATAGCGTTGCTGATCTTCTTTTTTATCACGGTTTTCTAACAGCACCATGCGTTCTTTGATTGCCATTTCTCTATCCGTTACAACACCATCACCGTTTGTATCGGCTTTTTCCCAAACTGAACCTTTTTCTAAAGTTTTTTGGCTCAACGAACGCCTCTAAATTTTATACCACGCATAGCGGCTCCACCTCCTCGTGACACACCTGATGTTCCTGATCTATCTGCTGTTGCTATCATCGTGGCTGAGTTTTCGCCTTCGGGTGGAGAGCCTGCGGCTCTTTTTACAGGACCGCCGTACATATACTTACCACGAAAATAATCAGGGTCAATCTGTATAATTTCAGCTTCTACTTCATTTTCGTTGTCAACAGTCAAACTGCCTTCCAGTTCTTTTATACGCTTAATCATATCATCACTTAATTTTTTCTCTGCCATTAGTTACCTCCTCTATTAGCTGTTCGTTGTAATGCAATTTGTGCTCGCATATTTGCAATATCTTCTGTGCTGGAAATACGTTCACGTGCAAGCTGTGCTTGTTGGTCAATTTTCATTTGGTCTAACATATTTTCAGCTTGGTCTTGTTGAGCATCTTGCTGTTGCTCTTGTTGGCGTAAAGCTAATTCCTGTTTTTTCAAGTCTACCAGTGGGTCTTTACCTAATGCCCCAAGAACTTCATTCTCTTGTTGTAAATACGCATTCTGTAATTCAGCCTCTACTTCTGCTACTCTACTGGCTAATAACGAAGGTTCTATTTGCCCTTGCCCTTCTTGCATTTGCATCTCTTGTTGCACCATCATTTGTGCTTTCATACCAATGTGTTCAAAAATATGTGTTTGTAAAACCTGCATCATAGCTGGATTTCCTCGCATTACATTACTCGTCATATAATTCAAGTGAGCACTAATATGGGCGTCATGGTTTTGATCCGGGAAAGCCTTCAACTGTTGTCTACCCACCAACGCCATTTGCAGTATACCATTTTCTTGTACAGGGTTCATAGGTTGTGGTTGTGCAGGAGGAGGTAATATTTGTTCTACATTATCCACATTCAGTGCATTGTACATACGTCTATATGCTTCGTACACATTATGGATATCTGGTTTTGCCGTTGCTAACTTTAATTGTTCTTGAGCCAAACTCACTCGTTGCGACATACTAAAAATATTTGGGTTAGCCACAGGGATAATATCAACACGCCCATCAAAATCTGCTTGTTTCATTCCAGGTTGAGCACCATTAATATTGTAAGGGTAATCACTGGGGTCTAACGCAATAATGTCAGACATTAACTTAAACTCTTGTTTCATAGCATTATACAAGCGTTTATGCACTGCCGACATAATACGGCTACCACGTTCAAGTAAGGCTATCGTTGTGCCTACTGGCATTTCTGTATTTTGTATGTTTCCCGTGCCAATATCAGTCGTGCCAACAAATTTTTGAGCCGCTTGCACTACAAAACCTAGTAATTGGAACAATGTTGCACTTGGTTCTTTATATGGCAGTGGTAACAATGAACTACGCAGTTCTGTACCTATCACATCAACATCTCGCCACTCTCCAGGCTGAAGAGGTTGGTCATCGTCACGGATACGTAACCCACGTGACTTAAATCCTGCAGGCATATTCGCCAAAGTTCCCGCATCTACCAACTGTCGGAGGTTGGCTGTTGCCGTACGAGACAAGTTACCTAACAAATGTATCAAACCATTACCATAAAAACCCAATCCAGGAGTAAACATATAGTGAACAAAGAACTGTTTTTTGCGTTTTTGCATGTCATTGCCGTCATAATTCCTGTAAACAGATAAAACATCACCAGAATCTGCAGAAACTGTAACAATGTACGGTAATTTTATGCCTGTTGGCTCATTTTCGGCATCTACATCCGGAAAATCTTCCAAATCGAGGTAACAATGCGTTTCGTATAGCGTAATTTCTTCATAACTTCCTACTTTTTCTACCCCTGTCAGCTCTTCTTTGGTGTAATCAAGGTCAGATTGATCACCATCACCACCTTTGATGTCAACATCGTCATAAAATCCGCTAACTTGCAGTTTACGTAAGTCATTAGGTGACATTTTTATAATATGTGTTACTCTTTCAGCACTATTTAAGTCCGTAGCATTGTATGGCACAAGCAAATCTTCCGCTTGTACGAACTTTGACACCTGTCTTGCCAACTGTGGGTCACGGTAAACCTTTTTAAATGCCGATCCACACAACCCTAAGTAGTATAACATCTGGTCAAACTCAGCATCGTACTCTTCCATCGTGTGTATAATCTCATAATTCATGTAATCTTTCACACGTTCGGCTTGTTTTTCGAGCTCAGGTGTAATATCGCCTACTACTTGTGTACGCACAGGACCACTGGGAGGGAGCAGTTCCTTATACGCTTGTGATTGAAACTGGGACACTGCTTCATTTAGCATCGGATGTATTACACCTGTTGCTCCTTGGAAGGGTTCTGTACGATTTTCGTACTTGACACCTAACAACTCCAATCCTTTTATATAGGTATTAATCCATTCTTGCCTTGCACTTTTGTCTTCATCTACTTTTTCAAGCACCATACTACTAATACCTGCTAAATCATCTTCACTTAACGCTTGTACAAGGTTACTGCCAAACCCCATCTCGGGTTTTAGTTCATCTTCCGGACCTACATCAACACTACCATCTTCATTCACCACCGTTTCTGTTGGTAATTCTACTTCAATATTATCGCCAAGCTCAGGTTCGAATGGTCGATTGACCAATGTAAACTCTTTATCGATATTATCGTATGGGCTTTTTTCCTCAGCCATCTTTTTTTCCACCCTGTATTACCGTAAACATAGGCTTTTCGGCTTTTGGTTGAATGCTATCAAAAAAATTATTCATTTTTTCCTGTAACTTCTCTAAAGTTATTTGCAAATCATCCGTAGTAGGTGTTCTGTCTGGGGGGTAAATCTGTTTCATCACTGTAATCCTCTGGGTGTGTTATAAAACCACCTTCTCTAAATCGGCGTAAGGCTTGTGTAACTGTATCAACATAATCATCATGCTCCCCTGCTGGAAAAGAAGCACATTCTTCCATAACTTCTTCAGCCCATCTCTCTTCTGGACACCATACTAACCCACTTTCCAACATGGGTGCAACTGAATTTACTCGAGTAAACTTATCATTACCTCTACTCGGGCTATAATTCTGCACTGGAATGCCCATAGACCGTAGTTCTTGCGTCAACGGCATACCCGACGCTTTTGCTTCTATTAAAACACATTCCGGATCCCAATATTCGTATTCTTCTAACGCTTTACGCCGTAATTCTGGAAAATCCCACCGTCCTCGCCGTGCATCACACAAAATAATATTGGGCTTCATCTTATCTTCATCATTATAAAACACACCCCACGTCGTAATAGCACTATAATCAGCATTCGTCTGTTTACTAAACGCCGTATCATAACTCTGCATCACATATTGCAAAGGCGGTATATCCTTTTGTTTCCATATACGCCACCAATCACGCTTTAATATCGCTCCACTTTCACTCGTAGGGTTCTGTTGCCACTGTGCTTCCCACTTGCCAACCGATAACGAAGCACGTACCTTTTCCAATTCTTCAATTTTCCAAAAATTACTCCACAATGCCTTGCCATCGGGCATAATAGCAGGAAACTCAACCACTTCCCACTGGTCAGCAAGGATATCACGACCCTGTTGCTTCATCAACTTACCTGTCAAATCTATCTCAGACCATCGGGTCATCACAATCACAATGCTTCCTCCAGGCTGTAAACGCTGTCGCGGTCCACTGGTATACCACTCATACGCACTTTCCATCGCCGCAGGCGACAACGCATCTTGTTCTGAATGGGGGTCATCAATAATCATCAAATCTGCACCACGTCCAGTAATTGCACCTCCAACTCCAGCCGCAAAATATTCACCACCCTTATCGGTCTCCCATCTTCCAGCCGCCGAACTATCCTGTCGCAACTTCACTTCGGGGAATACCAATGAATAATCAACACTATTCATTAAATTACGTACCTTACGTCCAAAACGCACAGCTAGCTCTCCAGTATGCGTCGCCTGTATTATCTTCAACTTAGGGTTTTTGCCCATCAACCACGAAGGCAATAGGTAACTGGCAAATTCACTCTTAGTATGGCGTGGGGGCATATTCACAATCAACCTTTTGATTTCACCCTTCGCCAACCTGTTAAACTTATCAGCCATAATCTTATGGTGACGACCCTCTATGAACTCAGTCCAAACAGTTTTTGTATATGACAAAAAGTCTTTCTGTGCTCGCTCACTAGCCTTGAACCTTTTTTGCTTTTCCAAAAGCTGTGCGTAAGTCTTTAACTTATCCGTGGGAATATTCAATGGCACATCGCTCATGTTTTTAAGAAATAATATAAAATTTTTGCAAAAGCAACCTTATAGGAGTCCCAACCCTAAAAAGGGGGGTGGGGGTACAATAATTTTTTGGGTGCTGTTGAAATATCAAAAACCGTGTAAACGCTAACGCATTTACATGTTTCTCGTCTCCAAGGGGGGTGTGGGGGGCGAGGTTTACGTTAACGTTAACTAACGTGTGCCAAGTACCTTTTAAGGGTACTTGGCACGGTGTAGGTTAAGCTAACACAAGCTTGGCGTACGCTGTGCCATACAGCTTACAGGCAGGGCTAAACCCACCGTTAAGCAAGGCAACCACAGCGTTTTGGTTGGTGTTACCAAACTGTGGTGTATTAGCGTTAGCAAACACGCTAGCTTTATAAGCTGTGTGTGCTAACTGTATTGTGCTAAGTGGCACGGCACTTGGCACAGTTTTAGGCACGTTGGTGGCAACAGGCTTGCCATTTGCCCAACCGTGTATGCAAGCCCATAGTATGCTTGCACGCCCACCAAGCACGCCTTGCTTGTTAGGGGCTAGTGCGGTGGTTAATTTACCACCACCAAATAAAACGCCATTTTTGCCAATGGCGTTTGGGGTAAGTTGCAAAGCAACATTACCTAACCCACCGTTAGCTTTAATAAAAGCTATTACGTGGGCTGTAACTACTGGTGCTTTAACACCAGTTGCACCGTTAAAAACTTGTGGTTTATTTACCATAGTTTTACCCTTTGCTAGTTTTGGGCGTTACCCAATGCAACGCCTTACAACTACTAATATATATTATTACACAACTATGTAAACCCCTAAGTGCAGCTTTTGACCTCTTATGTGATCATATATTACACACGTGATTTTGCTCTCCATCAATCAACCATCAATCAGGTGGGTTTCTGTGAATAATATAAAACAAAACAATGTAGGCGATAGCGAAGCCAAACAACATAAGCATATGGAATGTAAAGATATCTAGCATCACAGATCCAATAAGTTGACAACAAGTAAAAAGAATAAAAAAGCGGCGACACCACAAATCGCAAAAAACATAAACATAGTAACCTCCGTGTTAATTAATTTATACTAATACCTTACACCCTAGCACACTCAAGGTGTATCCTTTAGTATCGGGACTGACTTCGTGCGACTTCTTTAGATGTCCATATACATATACATCTAAGACGATCGTTCATTGTCCATCCATCAATATCCATCGTCCATCAAAATAAAAAAGAAGGGAGCCATCAAGCTCCCTCCTAATTGCCAGTAATTATTTCTTAACTACAAGCTCAACATAGTTCCGTCCCCATGTAGTTTTTGCGGACGGTGACTGCCCACCGTTAAGGGCATCAATTAAACCCTTCACACCGTAGGCAGGTGATTTGATTTTTTTGTGGTCAGCTTGGCAATCAGCCAATGTATATTCAGCCTTGCCTGAGTTAGCCAATGCCCACATCACTAAGGCACGTCGCTCGTGATTAGGTGTGCCGTCCTTCAGGAACATGGTACGCTCAAAAGGGAAACCCTTAGTGGTATCCAACCCTTGGACTGGACGTATAATAACATTAGCAGGATTGTTTCCTGCCTTGTCCTTCAACCATGTGTAGATATCCCCAGGAATAACGCCTACCTTTTCACGCTTGTCAGCAGGGATGGAACTAATGCCCTGAAAGGTGATTTCCTTAGGGGCTGATTTCTTAGCTGTGTTAGTCTTCATAATGTACTCCTTTCTACGAGTATTAATATTTAAGTTATGTAAATAGAATAGCATATGGGGCGTATGATTGTAAACCCCTATTTACTCATAATGAGCACATTTGATTAGAAGCCGCTGACTTCGGGCGAAGTCTTACGATATCATCCGTTCTAGGATCTTTGACCATCCATCATAATCCTTCGGCATCTCATACGTTCCATCGTACGTACAATCATCGTCCATCAATCTCGGTCCAAGGTTCTTTCCATCAATAATAAAGAGGCGACGGGACAGGAGATGATGAACCAAGTTCCAAACACAGCCTCCTTTCGCTGTACGTCCTGTCTGCCAAGCAATCTGATGAGGTCGCCACTTTGGAAACTTCTTGTCAGTCTTTGTCGTAAGAACCTTTAGCTCAACCCAAAACTCTTTTCCATTCATACATCCATTCAAGTCAGGCACTCCTGGGACAGACCATGACTCAACTCGTGTCCAGTGAACCTTGCCTCTTGTTCCATCGCGGAGCAGATGCCAGAACTTTGACTCAGGTTTTTTCATCAGCTTTTGGGTGTACTTCTATATCAGTATAATCTACATCAATCGCAGGTTTGGTTTGTTCCACAAGCTGTGGGAACTCCTCCTGAATCTTTTGTATTTCTTTCATTACTTCCTCCCGAGACATCTGGTCTATCTTACCCATCATTATTTCTTTTCTATCTATATACAATCCCGCCGCTTGACCTCTGGATTTTTCAGCACTGACAGCGGCGGCGAAGTTACCGTTCTGCATCGCCTCGTCTCTAATCTGTGCTAGCTTGCGAACGTGGCTTTCAAAACTAACCTCAAACTTATGTTGCAGTTCGTTTTTGATTTGCCGTACCCTTTCCAAAACTTGTGGGTAATCCCGTCCATTCAACATACGGCTAGCTATCGCATGGGCATTGCTTTCAGCGTACCCTGCTTTGAGAGCGGCTTCAGTTTGTGTAACTTCCTCGGTTGCATAAATCGTAGCAAACTTTTCTTGCATAGGTGTCAGCCCTGTTTCTACACGAGGGTTTGCAATAATGTCTAGTTTGTTCTTATGTGTGACCTTTGCTTTTGCCATACAGATATCATAACTTTACATAATAGAACCTGCAATAGAAATCCACTCGTAATAAAAAAGCCCCCAAACGAACTCGCGTGGGGGCTTAAAGTATTGATTTTATTGTATAGTCAGATATTGTATATTAAGATATCTGAAAAAAGTTTTCACTCACATTTCTATTTCGTTACTATTTTAGCATTCTTGGCTTCGTTAACTTTGTTGAAATAGATTTTGGACTCTATGCACTGAAGCCCTGCATCATTACGTATCATGAATTTTTGTTTGTCGGTGATCCGTGCTTTGCAGTACATCAGTAAAGACCATACAACAACATCGTATGGTTTACGATTTGTTTTACAGAACTGGAAGCGTTGCTGTAATGATGGACATTCCCTGTGCAGGGTAAAGTCTTCGTGCATTACCCGAGTGTCCCTGTTGTCACCGTTGAACTGTATTGTATCAGAGTCATCAGCTGTAATGCTAATGATCGGATAGTTGTTTGGTTCATCTATCATAAAGCTTAGAAAGCTTTTTATACTTGACCATTCCTGTACGGTAAAGTCATTTAACTGTGTCCAGTAATTCGTGTAACCCATTTATTTTCCTTTCTTTGGTTATTAGCCGACCATAGAGGCTATTAAGTTATAGATTATGTGATAAGCATTTTTGTTGTGCGTTGACCAATAGTGCATTTGATCTTGAGTAATCCGCTCAGCACGTATGCTTGCACGGTACTCACTGTCAAACACAACGTAAATTCGTTCATGCTTACGGTCTGTAGTAATTAAGAAGTATTCCAAATCACTAACAATTAAATTCACGACATCATTATGCACAGGTATATCGTTAACAATGGTGATGTCTTTGGGTGATGGTTGCACGTGAGTTTCATAATGTGTGTGTATGAAATCCTGTACAACCTTAATCACAATGTTTTGCAAATTGTTCATACTACCCTAGCACGCTTCTATTTGTTCTATTTCGGGGTGTAGGTTAGCTTCCAAATAGATGCAAACTTTTTGCCAAGTGTTGCAGTCAGGGTCGTCAATGTCGGCAACGCCTTCGCCCTCGTCACCAAAAGCAACAATAAAATTGCTGTTTTCCTCAATGTCGCCATAGCACTCACAAGTGCCACCGTCTTTACGAGTGTAAGTGTAATTAACTTCCATAGTAAAATCCTTTCTTTGATTTAATTACTATAACCAGTATAGCATGTGACAACTTGGAAAGGGGTCATTTAAGGTCGGATAGAACTCTTTTTATATCGGGCGGAACGTAGTATTCTCCTTTGACGACTTTACCATTTTCATCATATTGAGCATTACCGTTGACATCTAGCTTGGACATGTTGCTGTCATGCACGGCTTCAAAGGTGTAATCAAGGTCAATCCCGCAACTGTGACCGATCCCGTAGACTACGTACAGTATATCTGTCAATCCATCGGCTACCCCCACTATATCTTTTTTGGATAAGGCACTATAGAACTCTGCCAGTTCCTCTTCTAACATCAACATACCAAGACGTTGGGTTTGTTCATCGGGAATAGTTGGTGATTCATTGACAGTATGCCC